TAGGGTTTCGGTTAGTTTCCTCGTAACAGAATAACTAACCATTTTAAAACTTAAAAAGGAATCACTATGAAATGGTCTACCCCAGAAGCGCAAAATATGCGTTTTGGTTTTGAAATTACAATGTATATTGCGAATCGGTAATATTTAATAAAAGGTTTTGTTTGGTTCCCTCAATAATCATTCATATATTTCAACTAAGGAGTTTTATTTTGAAGAAGTTAATTTTAACAACAATGTTAGTGGTGTGCGGTTTCGCACAGGCAGGTGGATATACATCATTGGAATATTACAATGAAAACAATCGTGCCACTGGTGCAGACAATATCAAAGAAGCAGTAGTAGTAGGTAACAAAGTTGGAGACACAGATTATAGTTTGAAAATGGAAAACAGCCAAACAGCATTTGGTAGTGGTTCTATTTCACAAGGCCTAGAAGTTCGTGTAAAACAATCTTTTGGTGTTAGTGGCGGCATTCGTCCTTATCTTGGTGTTCGTTTAGGTGAGAAAGTAACCAGTTCAACAAATTTCAGTCACTATGCTTTCGATGCAGGAGTTAAAATTCCTCTAGGCGCAGGATTTACTGGTGATGTTGGTGCTCGTTATCGTGATGCATTTGATACATCAAATAACTACACCACACAGCGTGCTCACGTTGCAGTTGGTTATGAGTTAACTAAACAAGATGCAATTGCAGTTCGTTGGAGCCGTAGTTGGGGTGATGAAGAAAAAGACGCAGTACGTTTACAATATACTCGTAGTTTCTAAACAAGAGGGTTGACGGATCCCAATAAAACCGTCTTTTATATTTTGGAGAAATTGTGAAAGTTTACAGAAGTAATTATCGCCATCATTGGGTATCACCTTACACTATTCTCAAGGCAGTTTGCTTTTGGGAAAAAGATGATGATGTGTTTTACAACCATGAAGATGTTCCTGGTCACAAATATGATAAGTGGGTCAATTTTCTAAATCCATTTTGTATTGCATGGCAAAAGTTCCTCAACTTTGTTCATCCAGAAATTAAATATGTGAAGATTGACCGATGGGATACTTGGTCAATGGATCATACCTTGGCAGATATCATTCTGCCAATGTTGAAACAGTTAAAAGAAACCAAACACGGTGCACCTTTTGTTGATGATGAAGATGTACCAGAAGAATTGAAGTCTACATCAGCACCTGCAAAAGAAAATGAATATGATACAGATGACAATCACTTCAAACGCTGGGACTATGTACTTGATGAAATGATTTTTGCCTTTGAATGTAAAGTGGATGATTCATGGCAAGATAAATTTAGTTCTGGTGATTTTGATAAGAAGACAGTTGCTTGTCAATGGGATGAAAATGGCAAAGCAACAATGTATGAATGGCTTGATGGACCAAATCACACCTATAAATTAGATGTTGAAGGTATGCAAGAAGTCCAAAAAAGAATCACTAATGGTTATCGTTTGTTCGGTAAATACTACGAAGGCCTTTGGGATTAATTTGTTATAAATAGATATACTACCACAACACACACAAGGTAGTATAACACACACAGGAGTAAACTATGTCAAATATGACACCTTTTGAAATTCGTCTTGAACTATTAAAAATGGCAAGAGACATGCTATATGATGAATACAATGGTCAACGTGACCGCATTTCCAATAACTGGAACATGCAATGTGAATCGGCAAAAAGTAAGGGAGAAAATCCTCCCGAACATCCAGGTTTGCCTACAATCCCCTCAGAAGCAGATATTATATCCAAAGCTCAAACCTTAAATGGTTTTGTGTCCAATAATACTGCACCAGAAACCCCAAAAGTTACTATTAAGAAATCTTCTTAATTGAGGGAAGTGGGACTTTGCGTCCCACTTTAACACACACAAGGAGTAACATGCGAAGTAAACTAATACTTTTTAGCATAATTTTTTCGTCATTGATTTTATTTTTATCATTAGTGAGTGTAGACACCTATAATATTCTACCCATCAAAGCAACCTATAATGCCTTAACTGAGGATGCCAAGAAACAAGTTACTTGTTTGGCAGAGAACATTTATTTTGAAGCAGGGCATGAACCACTTGAAGGTAAGAAAGCTGTTGCTTTTGTCACTTTGAATCGTGTACAATCTGGCTACGCCGATGATATATGCGGTGTTGTGAAACAAAAGACAGGCAATCAATGTCAATTTTCATGGTATTGTGACCGCACATTTACCTCCAGAAGCTTGACAATGAAGCAGACTCCATTGTATAATGAGATTTTAGAATTGGCAACAAATGTGTTTTTGAATTTTGATAGAATGAAAGATATGACAAACGGAGCTACTTATTATCATGCTGATTATGTTAATCCAGGTTGGACAAAACTTAAAAAGGAAACTCAAATTGGCAGGCATATTTTCTACAAAAGTAAAAAAGACACCATTGACCGAAGTAAAGGAATCATTTAACATGAATAAAGATTTAATCACAATCTGTGTATCGGTAATCATCGTATTATGTACCGCAATAGTCGGTCTAATCGTGTATAATATTAATGATAGAAACAACATGGCGAAAAACATTGAGGCTGCAATCAGTCGAGGTGTTGACCCATTATCCGTGAAGTGTGCATATGAAACAAATTCTAATCCGATTTGCATAACATACGCCGCTACAACCAAGAAATAATTTTTAGGAGTATATTATGGCAGTACAGCAAGTGAGTGTTAATCAAATTTCAAACCCAGCAGACCGTGAGAAGTTGTTGAAGGTTATCCGTGAGGTGTCTGATTCAATGGCACGGGCTCAGGGTGAGAAAGAATATATCCGTGAAGCAATTGCAGATATCAGTAAACAGTTGCAACTACCTAAAAAGATTGTTGCGAAAATGGCGAAGGTCTATTTCAAACAGAACTATGATGAAGAAGTTGCTGTTCAAGACCAATTTGAAACTCTTTATGAAACGATTGTAAAATGAAATATATCTTTAAACAAATAGACAATATCTCTGGCCGTTGTGCAGAGACTACTGTTGAATTTAGTGCCGACTCTCTTTCTGATATCGTGAACCAATTTGAAATGTTTATTCGTGGATGCGGATTTTATCCACCAGGAGCTTTAGAATTTGTTGATGAAGAAGAATATTATGGTGAACCAGAAACGGAAGAAGAACCTGTTCATCCATGGACTCAAACATTAAGAGAAGATGCTGAGTGGCCTTTCGCAAAAGAAAAACAACCAGAATCAATCTATGATGGTGATTTGAATTCACCTAGTGCAGGTGCTTCAAGCTCTTGGACAAGCCCATGGCAAGGTACTGCACCATCAACTGCGATGCAATGGACTGTGGAACAATTAACAAAAGAAAAATCAGTTTGCCCAGTCTGCAAGATTGATAATGAAACCATGGCACAACATGAATGCTGGGACGATAATTGTCCAAAAGGAAAAGATGCCGACTAAAGATGAAATGGCAAAATTTGCTAAGTCTATAGAAGAATACGTTGCAAATACAAACTACAATTACATTGAAGCAATTGTGGAATATTGCAAAACTACTGGGCTTGAAATCGAAGTGGCGGCCACATTAATCAACTCTAATCTAAAATCGAAGATTGAAAATGTGGCATTGGATAATAACATGTTAAAAGAAAAGGGTGCTCGGTTACCAATATGATATCAGGTTATGAAGCTTTTGGGCTATATCAGTCTCTAAAACTTCACTTCACAACCGACTCATATGATTACTTCAAATACAATGGCAAGACTAATGTCACAGTCACCGCATTTGAAAATCGTAAAGACAAATATCACTTCTACAAATTGTCTCGTAAGTACACCAACAAAGAAGATTTAATTAATTTCATTGTTGCTAATCTTGTAGAGGATGAAAAGTCATGGGTCGGTGTTCTGTTGCAAGAAGAGGCCGATATGAATTTCCGTAAACGACAAAAGGTAATACAGTCACTATCATACACCTTTGAAAATGATTGTAAACTTATTTTTCAAGATTGTATACTTAATCCCAATGAAGTATTGATGACTGATGGTGATTATCCTTTGTTACTTACCAAGACTTTACAGAAAGATGTACAAGTTGAAACCTTGTGTATGTTGAATCAGATTCTTGGATTTTTCCCGATGTGGACAGATAAAATCAACGACACAATTAGGTGGCCAGAATATAGGCGAAAGTGTATCAAGTATACCGCATTTCTACCACAAGATAGTGTAAAATACAAGTTGATTTTGAAAAAGGTGTTAAATGAAAATCTCTAAGATTTATTTGGATATGGATGGTGTTCTCTGTAACTTTGAACGCCGTTATTTTGAGAGGTACAATGAGTTGCCCGGTTCAATGCGTGACCGGAAAGACTTCAATGTACATTGGGATGATTTTATTGAAACACGCCAGTTTGAAACATTAGACTGGTGGCCCGGTGGTCAAGAACTGCTGACTTATGTTAGTTTTCTACATAACGAATATAAGATAGAGGTCGAAATGCTAACTTCTTCTGGTGGACAAAAACACCATAAGGTAGTAGCAGAGCAGAAGCAAGTATGGTTGGATTCTAAAGGAATCATTTACAAGGCGAATGTCGTTGCAGGTCGGAAAACAAAAGCCGAATATGCAAAGGCAGACACAATCCTTATTGATGATACACCTGATGTTATTCAATCATTTAATGCGGCAGGTGGTATAGGTATTCTGCACAAAGAGATAGGCAATACTTTATTGATGTTGAAATCTCTGGTTACAGAAGACATATATAATCTGATATGATGCATAATGTGGATAAGAAAATATATTAACATACAATTTATACAAGGAAATACATATGAGTTCATTTGCAAATCTTAAGCGCAATCGTAGTGATATCAAAACACTAACCAAAGCGATTGAAGCAACCTCCCAACCTGCTGAAGCAGGATCCAA